CCGGTACAGGCGTAACTAGAGATGTGTGGGTGTGGGTAGAAGGTACCTTCATCATGACTCACGCATCAAGCTACTACATACAACCCAGAATTACTGTTAGAAGTGATGCCACCCTAGGAACAGTAATCGTATCCAAGGTTTACTATTCCAATACCCCTTATGATGGTAATACTGCGGCACTTGCAATAACTGCTGATGCGGTTGACGGGTTATCAGCTAAGTATGCTGTTAAAACTGCAATAGACGCAGGCGGTAAAACATACGTTGCAGGCTTTGGTCTACTCAGTACAGTGAATACCTATGATGATACTGTGGATACTGAATTTGCTGTAGCTACAGATAAGTTTACTATAACAGCGCCATCTACTGATGGCACAGTTGGTGCATTTCAGTTTAGTGTCGAAGGCGGCGTTGTTACTGCACCTGCGGCTAGGATAGTAGGAGACTTATCCGCATCTAGGGTTGTCAGTGCACAATCAGCTACCTTCGGTACGAGCGGGTACCAGCTTGGGATAGACGACCTTGATTTGGATACACCTAAGCTGTATGTAGGTAATGGTGACACAAAAGGTTTATTTTGGAATGGGGATACTCTCGAAGTTAAAGGCGGAGATATTGTTGCCAGTCACATATTTGGTACAACTATAGCTGGGGGAACAAACCCGGAAGATCCTAGTTTTTCTTTTGATCCTGATGGTCACCTAAGAATAGGCTCAAATGCTGAGATTTTATCAACCGGTGTGGCTAAGTTTACCAATATGACTGCCAGTGGTACGATAACTGCTACAGCTATTTCAGGTGTTGTACCGTCAGTGGCTAAGACTGCCTTAGCTATGAACCCAGATAATCTGGATTATACTTTCGCATATTTTCAGAGTATTTGGACAGGAAGTTCTTACTACTATCGTACAGGTACGCGCCTCTTTAACCACGGTGTAAGCTTTAACGCTGGGTACACTACCACATGGTACGAGAACAACCGTGTAACCTCAATAGACTGGCATTTCCCATCCGATGAGATACTCATTAATTACAAGGCCGACGATTATGCTATCGCTAAAGTTACCCTTTTTCTTGGTACATCATTGAGCCGTGTGTGGGCTAAGGTTAAGGTAAGGAACTGGGGTGGACTTTTTCCTAACACGACTAGAGGTAGTGGTGGGTGGGAGATAAGGGCGAGATATTTTCCACGCGACAAGGCGGCCACGGCCGGCACTGAAGCAAGAAATGCCCCATTGCCCGGGGGATCATGGACTGCATGGAGCCAAGTAAGTCGTTCAGGTTTTCTAACCTCAAGTGGTAATAGTACGAAGAGTATATCAATCTACTTACCACTTGAAACATTGGTAGATGTGAACGCTTATGATTATTACAAGGTACAATTTAGTGTATCCGCAATAGGTCAATGGGATGATGAAGGTGGTGAAATGTCTTGGTATGCCAATGGTGGTGTGCAGTACAGTATAGGATGACCTAATGGTAGAAAATTATGATTTTACTTACCCTGAAAGGATGGAAAGTTTTTATTTAACCGTAGGGGAAGAAGTACCCCTACTAGGGGTACCCAATGGTACCCAGATTATAGTTACCCCAGATGAACTTGATATGCTTATCTATGTCAAGGAAGAGGGAGATACACTTCTCTTTGACCAAGAAGGCACGTTCACAGTCTTATTTAATTATGTTGATGGTACTTCCTATAGGTGGACAGTATATGCCGAACACGCAATTGAGAGTGCACCGCCAGCCTGAATTGGCTAGAGCTCTTTTATTTGAAAAGATAGATGGTGATCTGCTGGATGCGATCAGCAAGCAGATCGAGGCTATTGCATTAGCAACCGGTACTGCGATACCTGAGTTCACCGAAACTATGGCTAAAAGAGCCACCATTAAAGCTAGAATACCGAAGGTATAATCTATGCAGCAATTTAAGATACGAGGTCAAGATGCTCAAGGAAGTGGTTACTTCGGTGCTCCTAGAAAGAATCGTGTTCATAACGGTGTTGATCTTATTTGTGAGTCTGGACTTTATATAAAAAGCAGAACTCATGGTACGGTTACAAAGATCGGTTACCCATACGATCCAGCAGATGAAAAGAAAGGACACCTACGATATGTAGAGGTGACCTTTGATGGGAATAGATTTAGATACTTCTACTTGGATCCAATGGTTCAAGTGGGAGACAAGATAGTAGCAGGGGATGTGATTGGATGTTCTCAGGACTTAACTGAGATTTACACCGGTATAACACAACACTTCCACTTCGAGTGGATAGGCCCTGACGGTGAGTTTGTTGACCCTACTTCTATGTTTGACTTGTTGTAGAACAGCTTATGTGGGTAAAATGCGTGCATTATCAAGCGTTTACTTACAGTTCTACTGGTTTATATGTATTTAATGCAATAGGCAGATAACTAATGACTGAAAAAGAAGATAAGAAAGTAGAGCCTATTGGCGAGAAGGATGAGTCTAAACTTGTCGATTGGAGCAACCCTCCAACACTCTCCGAACTGAAGGCCGATTACACTGCAGCGCAGAGTGATCATTCTGCTCATGTATCAAAAGTAAACCGTTGGCTTGATAACCTAAACGCAACTGGCGCTGCTAAGATTGTGAGTACAGGTAAGAACAGATCAACCATTGTTCCTCAAGTTATTCGCAAACAAGCAGAGTGGAGATACGCTTCACTATCAGAACCCTTCCTTAGTACCGATGACATCTTCAATGTTTCTCCCGTCACCGCCGAAGACAGAGCAGCTGCTATCCAGAATCAACTGGTTCTGAATAATCAGTTTAATACCAAGATGAACAAGGTCGCCTTTATTGATGACTATGTTCGTACTGCGGTAGACGAAGGCACTATTATTGTAAGGACTGGCTGGGATTACCAAGAAAAGGTAACGATGGAAGAAGTACCTGTATTTGATTACGTGGAGAATCCACAATTTGCACCGGTACTTGATGAGATTGAAGCTGCAATGCAAGATCCAGTAATGGCTGAGTCTATCCCCGATGAGTACAAGGAAGCTCTCCGTCTGAGTATCGAAGCAGGAGTCCCGTTAGAGCCCGTAGACACCGGTGAAACTGAAGAGGTGGAAAGAGTAGAGGTAATCAGGAATCAGCCTACAGCAGTCGTCTGCAACTACGCTAATGTGATTATTGATCCTACCTGTGGCGGTGACTTATCGAAAGCTGGCTTTGTCATTTACCAGTTTGACACCTCCCTTGGGGAGTTACGCAAGAACTCTGTTTATAAAAACCTAGACTCAATCAAAGCTGATAATGCTGAGTCCATCTTTGGTGATTCAGATTCACAGATTGGTGATGAACCTTCGTTCAAGTTCAATGATGAACCAAGAAAGAAGATTGTCGCGCATGAGTATTGGGGTTTCTGGGATATTGATGGTAAAGGTGAACTTAAGCCATTCGTTGCTACTTGGGTTGGTGAAACTCTGATCCGTTTAGAAGAGAACCCTTTCCCTGATGGAGGCCTACCCTTCGTCACTGTACCTTACCTACCTAAACGTAAGTCCATCTATGGTGAACCTGACGGTGCATTGCTAGAGGATAACCAGAAGATCGTTGGTGCGGTTACCCGTGGCATGATTGATGTAATGGCTCGATCTGCTAATGGGCAGATGGGAGTTCGTAAGGATGCCTTGGATGTAACTAACAAGCGCAAGTTTGTATCAGGTGAGAACTACGAGTTCAATGGTAACGTAGATCCACGTCAAGGTATGTATATGCATACTTACCCTGAGATTCCTGCCTCTGCCCAGTACATGTTGGCTTCACAGAACCAAGAAGCAGAAAGCATTACCGGCGTTGTACCATTCCAGACAGTTAATACTGGCAAGTTGGGTGACACAGCAGCAGGTGTGCGTGGAGCTCTTGACGCTGCCTCTAAGCGTGAGCTTGGTATTCTGCGTAGACTGGCTGCAGGTATTATTGAGATCGGTCACAAGTTCATTGCAATGAATGCTGTCTTCCTAGAAGAAGAAGAGATTATTCGTATTACGAATGAAGAGTTCATTCCAGTGCGAAGAGACGATCTGGCAGGTAAATTCGATCTGCGTCTTACAATCAGCACAGCTGAGGAAGATAACTCTAAAGCAGAGGAATTGGCTTTCATGTTGCAGACTGGTGCTGCCAGTGCTGACCCGGGTGAAGTGCGTATGATACGAGCAGAGATTGCCCGTCTTCGTAAGATGCCTGATCTAGCCAAGCGTATTGAAGAATACCAGCCACAACCTGATCCTTTAGCTCAGCAGAAGGCACAGTTAGAGATTGCACTATTGCAGGCACAGATAGCTAATGAGCAATCTAAGGCAATGGAGAATCAATCACAGGCAAATCTTAACAATTCCCGTGCAGGAACAGAGCCAGCAAAAGCTCAGCACCTACAGTCGGTAGCTGATAAGAATGCTTTGGATTTTGTAGAACAAGAGTCCGGTGTTAAACAAGAGCGTGACCTCCAAAAGATGGGAGAGCAATCACGAGCACAAGGCAATACCAAGCTACTGGATCACCAATTAAGAATGCGTGAGAAAGCATTCAATAAGTGATCCGCAATGCCCATAAGGGCACATCTCACCCTCAGTAGAGGGGAGGACACAAGGAAAAAACCATGAACGAATATGAGCAGGATCTACACATACTAGAAGTTACAATGGAAGAAGCGCAGAAGACGATCGACCTAGGCGTTGCCTTGGATCGTCTGGTTAAGAACCGTGACTTCAAAAAACTCTTCCTAGAAGAGTTCTGTGAGCAGGATGTTTTGCGTACTGTCAGTTTACGCGCTCATCCCGGATTCCAGTCTGAGGAACGTCAGACTGCTTTAAACAAGTCTCTGGATGCAGTTGCGCACTTCCAGATGTACATGCACCAAACCAAGCAAGCAGCAGCGATGGCTACTAAAGAGTTAGATGACCACCGCAATACCTACACTGAGATGCAGGGTGAGGTGCAATAATGGCTGATGCAAATATGCTGGAGATGTCCGACGAGGACATCATCAAGATGGTGGATTCTGATCTTCCTACAGATGTAGAGGAAGATGATTCAGTAGAGCAAGAGGTTGCTCCTGTTGAGCAGGAAGAAGCTGAGGAAGCTGAAGAGTCAGATAACACTGAAGAAGAAGAAACTGAGGAAGCTACCGATGAGCCTGAAGAAGAGGACACTGCGGAAGACGAATCAGAATCCGATGAAACTGATTCAGAAGAGTCTGAAGAAGACTCCAAAGAAGAAGACAATACCTCAGAAGCAAGCCAACAGTTAAAAGAATTGTATGCACCGTTTAAAGCAAACGGTAAAGAAATGGCAGTAGATAATATAGCTGATGCCCGTCAGTTAATGCAGATGGGTGCCAACTATAATAAGAAGATGCAAGGACTTAAACCAAACCTTAAGTTATTGAAGATGCTAGAAAATAATAGCCTTCTTGACGAAGGTAAGTTAAGTTATCTAATAGATCTGAGTAACAAAGACCCAGATGCTATTGCAAAGCTTTTAAAAGAGAGTGGTTTAGATCCACTCGATATTGATGTAGAAAAAGGCAGCTCAGAGTATAAACCTAAAACTTCACCTGTTAGTGATGCACAGGTCGAACTTGATAACGTATTGGAAGATCTGCAGTCTACCCCTACCTATCATGAGACACTGGATATTGTTAGCAATAAGTGGGATAACTCTAGTAAGCAAGTGTTAGTAAAGAACCCTAAGTTTATTACGCTAATCAACAGTCAGGTAGCCGATGGCACCTACAAGCAGATTAGTACGATAATGGACAAAGAACGTGCATTAGGACGTTTAGAAGGGTTATCTGACATCGAAGCCTATAAGCAGATCGGTGATGCACTGTATGAAAGAGGTGAGTTAGTCAGCCAACGTGGAGCAACACGAGCTGATACTGGTAAACCTTTAGTGATCAAAGGCGCTTCTAAGGTAAGAGATGAGCAGAAACTTAAAAACCAAAAGCGGTCGGCAGCAGCAACAAATAAACCCGCAGCTGCTAAAGCGGTGCCTAAAGATTTTAACCCATTGGCCTTATCAGACGAAGAGTTTGAAAAGACCGTATCCAGTAAGTTTTTATAGGAATAAAATACTATGGCTAACGAAAGAGTTTATAACGACCCCGCTGGGGGAACACCGTCTGAGATCGGTGGTCAGTTGCGTACTGATTACTATTACAAGAAAGCTCTTATTGAAGCTAAAAAAGAGCAATACTTCGGTCAGATGGCTGATGTGCGATCTATGCCTAAGAACATGGGTAAGAAGATCAAGCAATTCCATTACCTTCCTTTGCTAGATGATGCCAACGTCAACGACCAAGGTATTGATGCTGCGGGTGTTTTGTCTGGTGGCGCAGGTGGTGCAGGTGATAATCCTGATGGTAACTTGTACGGTTCATCTAAGGATGTCGGTACTATCTCTGCGAAGCTTCCTTCTTTGTCTGAGACTGGTGGCCGCGTAAACCGTGTTGGTTTCAAGCGTGTAGAAATTGAAGGCAACCTTGAGAAGTTTGGTTTCTTTGACGAATACACCCAAGAGTCTTTGGACTTCGATTCTGATGCAGAACTCGAAATGCACATTAACCGTGAGATGATCATGGGTGCTAACGAGATGACTGAAGATGCACTTCAGGCTGACCTGTTGACTGCTGCTGGTACTGTCCGTTTTGCAGGTGCCGCTACTAGCCACAACACCATTACTGGTGAAACCGGTTCTGTTACTGTAGTTGACTACAATGACCTTATGCGTCTGTCAATTGACCTAGACAACAACCGTACCCCTAAAGGTACCAAGTTGATCACTGGTACTCGTATGGTAGACACCAAGACCATCGATGCAGCCCGTTATATGTATGTTGGTTCTGAGATGATCCCTACCTTGAAGACTATGGTAGATTCTTTCGGTAACCCTGCATTCGTATCAGTAGAGAAGTATGCTGCTGCTGGTAACGTGGCTACAGGCGAGATCGGTGCTATCGACCAGTTCCGTATCATCGTTGTCCCTGAGATGATGCATTGGTCTGGTGCTGGTGACACAGACTTTGCTGGTGCTGCTGAAAGCTCCAACGCTGGCTACCGCGCAACTGGTGGTAAGTATGACGTATACCCAATGTTGGTAGTTGGTTCTGAGTCATTCACCACTATTGGTTTCCAGACTGACGGTAAGAGTGTGAAGTTCAAGATCACTCACAAGAAGCCGGGCAATGAGACTGCTGACCGTAATGATCCGTATGGCGAGATGGGCTTCATGAGCATCAAGTGGTACTACGGCTTTATGGCTCTACGTCCAGAGCGCATCGCTGTAGTTAAAACTGCTGCGTTGATCTAATGCTAGCTAAGTAATACAAAGCTCCCTCCCAGAAATGGCAGGGAGCTTTTTAGGTACCAACCACGGGGGTTTCACCCTCCTTATCAAGAGAGAAATAAAATGAGCGAAGAAACAGTAGTTGAAGAAGTATTAGAAGAACTACCTGTCCAAGATGAATTGACTGCCCTAAAAAAGCAAGCCAAGTTGATGGGTATTAAACACCACCCTGCTGTAGGTGTGGACAAGTTGCGGGCTAAAGTAAAAGAAGCCTTATCAGCCGGTGAAGAAGCCCCAGCTAAAGAAGTAGCCAAAGGAGCTGAAAGTATTTCAAAAAGAAATACACGTTTGCGTGCTGAGTCAGCTAAGTTGGTTCGAGTGAATGTAAGCTGCATGAACCCTAACAAGCGTGAATGGGATGGTGAAATCCTAACTGTTAGTAACAGTGTTGTGGGTACTCACCGTAAGTTCGTTAAATTTAATACTGAAGATGGTTACCACGTTCCTCATATCATCTATCAGATGTTGGTTAGTCGTAGGTACCAGTCGTTCTACACACATACGCTGGAGAATGGTCAACGTATCCGTAAGGGTAAGATCGTACCTGAATTTAACGTACAGGTGCTTCCTCCACTCACCAAAGAAGAGTTGGCTAAGATTGCCCAGCGTCAAGCTGCAGCAAGAAGCCTAGACTGAGGTAAACAAGCATGGCAGCAATTCTAACTAAAGATTTAACAACAGGTGCAGTAGGTGGTGCTGGTGTATTTGATCAACTAATGGTTTCAGTTGATGCTCACCTGAGTCGGGAATTTAAAGCTAACCGCATTAAGGGCACAGACTACGCACAGGTCTATGTTGGATCTATGACTGCTGCCATGCAAAACGCTGTACAGTTTCTATTGGGCAAACAGGCAGCTGATAAGCAAGCGGAGTTACTGGCCTCGCAGACGCTTACTGAGGCTTATACTTTAAGTGACTTACTACCTGCACAGATCGATAAGCTAGCAGCTGAGATTGCACTTCTTGGACAGAAGAAGAGTACTGAAGAAGCACAGATCAAAGATATTGTGGATGACCTTGCGGTAGTAGGTGTGATCGGTAAGCAGAAACTCCTGTATGGTAAACAGACAGATGGTTTCGATCGAGATGCTGAGCAGAA